CTAAGGAGGCTGCAAAGTCTCCTAAGAAGGCTGCTCGTAGGAAGTCTTTCTGTGCCCGTATGAGTGGTGTTCCTGGCCCTATGAAGGACTCCAAAGGCAGACCAACAAGGAAAGCCTTAGCACTAAAGAAATGGGACTGTTAAATGGCAAACAAAACTTACTTAGAACTTGTCAATGAAACCTTGGTTCGCTTGCGTGAGCCAGAGGTTACTGCCGTTACTGACAATGCCTATTCTAAACTTATTGGCAAGTTCATCAACGATGCTAAACGGCAGGTTGAGGATTCCTATACTTGGAATGCCCTGTCAGAGACTCTGACGGTGACTACTTCTGCTACTCTATTTAACTATGTCTTGACTAATATTGGTCAGCGGTTTAAGGTCATCGATGTCATTAACTCAGAGTCTGACTGGTTTCTCAACTATGAGACAACTAGAAAGATGGATGAACTGTTCTTAAACAGCGGAACAGTCTTAACAGGCTCTCCTGACCGTTATAACTTTAACGGTGTAGACTCCAATGGAGACACACAAGTAGACCTGTATCCTATCCCTGATGGTGTCTATAACATCTACTTTAACGTCATCAAGCCACAGGCAGAATTTACCGCTTCTTCTACACAGATCAAGATTCCATCAGAGCCTGTGATCTTCCTAGCCTACGCCAAGGCTTTGAATGAGCGTGGCGAGGACAATGGAGTAAACAGCGTTGAGGCCTATGAACTCTATCGTCAGTCTCTGTCAGACCACATAGCCGCCGAGGCTAACCGTTACCCTGAAGAACTTGTCTGGGGCGCTACTTAATGAAAAGAATACAGACCGCTACTATTGCTGCTCCGGGCTTTCTAGGCCTAAACAGTCAAGAAAGCAGTATTCAGTTGTCTTCAGGCTATGCTCTGAAGGCACAGAACTGTGTTATCGATAAGTATGGTCGTATTGGTGCAAGGCGTGGCTGGACTAGGGTAAACTCTACTATCAATACAGACCTTGGCTCTGGTAACCCCGTGTCTTTCATGTTTGAGATGACTGATGCTGGCGGTAACCAGCTTATCAGTGCCGGTAATAATAAGTTGTTTACTGGTACCACAACCATGACCACAAAGACTGTCAGGACACAGGCCAATACCGCTGACGTATCTTACACAATAACAAGCAATAATTGGCAAGCTGCGGCTCTGCCCTATGGCGATGGCTCTGATGCTGTCTCCCATGCCTATATGGTACAGACAGGGCACCCTGTACTGGTTTTCCACAATCTACCTACTCCAGGCACTGGTGCTACCTTTTCTGTGGCTACGATTAGTGGTGGTGGCGGTACTGGTCCAATAGCGACTGTAACGGTCACTGCTGCTGGTTCTGGCTACAATGTAGGCGATATTTTGACTATGGCAGGCGGTACAGGCACTGGTGCTAAACTTACGGTAGCAACCCTAAGCGGTACTGGGGTAGCCACGGTAACTGTCTCTACTGCCGGTACTGGATACACTGTAGCAGATGCTTTGACCAGCACAGTAACTACGATTGCTGATCCACACTCACATTCTGGTTCTTTTGGTTTTCAGCAGTTAGGCGATGTTGGAACTTTACCAACAGGCTATTCCATATCAGACTTTAAGCCTAACTGTGTTTTAGCCGCCTATGGTCGTATCTGGATGGCAGACATTGTTGGTGATAGACAGACTGTGTACTTCAGTAGGCTCTTGGACGGCTCTGACTTTTCTGGCGGCGACTCAGGTTCTTTGTCAATCAATGCTGTGTTCCCAAACAATGACCAGATCATAGGCTTGGCTGCTCATAACGGGTTCTTGATTATCTTTGGTAGAAACAACATAGCTGTCTATGGTAGTCCTATCGATGTTACCCAGCTATATCTAGAAGACTTTATCCCTAATGTAGGTTGTGTAGCTAGGGACTCTGTACAGAACACGGGTACGGATATTGTATTCTTGTCTGACGGGGGTGTCCGTAGTCTACAGAGGGTTATTCAGGAAAAGTCCCTGCCAATGCGGGATATGTCCAAGAATGTCCGTGATGAGCTCATGGTTTCTGTGGCATCAGAGACAGCCTCTAATATCAAGTCTGTGTATTACGAAAGGGATGCTTTTTATCTGCTGTCTTTGCCTACTACCAAGGTAGTCTATTGTTTTGACACCAGGGGTGCTCTTCAGGATGGGGCGGCAAGGGTAACGATCTGGGACTCTATAGAACCAAAAGCCTTCTGTGTCAATAGTTCTAAGGAACTCTTAATAGGTAGGCCGGGGTACATTGGCAAATACTTTGGACACCTAGATGACACCGCTACCTACCGCCTACAGTACTACACTAACTACTTTGACTTTGGAAGCCCAACAGCCTTAAAAATCCTTAAAAAGATAGGATTTGTCGTTATTGGCGGTTCTGGGGATTCTGTAGCCATTAAATGGGGCTTTGATTACAAAGAAAATTATCAAAGTATTACAAAAACACTTGACATTGGGTCAGTTTACGAGTATAATATTGGTGAATACAATATAGCCGAATACTCTAACGGCATTGTCTTAGACCAATTTCAGATCAATGCCACTGGCAATGGCACAGTGTTACAACTTGCCTTAGAAGCAACAATTAACGGTGATCCTCTTTCTATCCAGAAAATCGATGTTTATGTCGCACAAGGAAAAACAGTATGAGCAATTACACGAAAGCAACTAACTTTGCAACTAAAGATGGCCTTACCACTGGTGATCCAGCTAAGGTCGTTAAAGGCACTGAGATTGATACAGAATTTAATGCCATTGCTTCTGCTGTATCGTCTAAGGCAGACAGTAATAGTCCTACCTTTACTGGTACCCCAGTAGCGCCAACAGCCTCATCAGGTACTAATACTACGCAGATTGCCACTACAGCTTTTGTAGCCGCTGCATCCAGCGGTGTTGTATCTACTGAAAGAACAGCAACCGCTACTTTAACAAATAAGACTATTAGTGCTGATAACAATACTCTGTCTGGCATTGCTGCTTCTTCTTTTGTGTTATCGGATGCCAGTGGTAATATTGATGGTTCAGCGGCACAGAAAGCAATTCCTAGCGGTGCTGTAGTTGGCACAACTGACTCACAGACATTGACTAACAAGACTATTAATGGTTCGCAGTTAGTTGATGGCTCTGTTACTGCGTCTAAATTAGTCGGCGCTCAAACAGGCTCTGCTCCTATCTATGGAGCAAGAGCGTGGGTAAACTTTAACGGAATTGGTACAGTTTCAATTAATGCACAAGGAAACGTATCAAGCATTACTGATAATGGAACGGGCGACTACACCATAAACTTCAACACCGCCATGCCAGATGCAGAGTATTCTGCTTGTGGTTTTGGAGTTGGCACAGATGTAACCAACGTAGCAGTTGGCGCAGCATTAGCATTTTATCCAACTGGAACAGCAACATTCATACCAGCAACAAAAACAACAGGCGCATCAAGAATAATTATTGGTCAAAGTAACGCTGGTATATTGTACGATGTAGGAAATATTTCATTTAACGTCTTCCGTTAATTAAAATTTTAGTAGAGGAGTAAACAGAGTGAACCAAAGAATTATTTACAAAACAGATGACGGCGGTGTGGCGATAGTTGTTCCCGCTGACTGTGGCCTAACCATTCAACAGATTGCAGCCAAAGATGTTCCGACTGGTAAGCCATATAAGATTGTGGATGTGTCTGAGATTCCATCAGACCGTATTTTTAGAAATGCTTGGGAGTGGGTAGAATGATTACAATCAATTTAAATAAAGCCAAGGAACTTGCGCACAACAAACGTAGAGTTGCTCGTTCTGCTGAGTTTGCCCCTTTGGACATTAAAGCAACGATACCTTCAGAGGCAGCGGCTGCTGAGGCAGAGCGTCAAGTTATTCGTGACAAATATGCACAGATGCAAGAAAAGATGAATGCAGCCTCGTCTGTAGATGATTTAAAGAAACTTTTGCCGTAACTGTGAAGTTAATGAACAACGAACAAATAAAAGAGTACCTAACTAAGTCTAAAGATACCGAAATACGATTAGACAACTTAGTTGAAAATGAGCATGGTTTTATGTCTTGGACGGAGCATGATGATGCTCTAATTGCTCTGCAAGTTTATGGTGATGGGCATTATTGGAATACCTATCTCAATGAACTAGCAAAGCAGTTAGGCTACAAGAAGATAATCATGGGCACCAAGCGTAATTACAAAGCATTTGAGAAAAAGTTTGGGTTTAAACTAATTGGTTATATTTTAGAAAAAGAGGTAATCTAAATGGGTAGCGTAATAGGTAGCATAGCTGGGCCGCTCATAGGAGCAGCTGGGTCGCTCATAGGAGCTAGTGCAACAAGATCAGCAGCTAGCAAACAAGCAGACGCAGCTAGATATGCAGCAGATCAGCAAGCAGAAGCTGCTAGACTAGCCGCAGAAGAGCAAAGATTTAGACCTGTAGGTATTTCTACTAGGTTTGGACAATCACAGTTCCAGTTTGGTCCTGAGGGTCGTCTTAGCGGAGCTAGTTATACTGCATCGCCAGAGGTACAGGCACTTCAACAAAGACTATCTACTTTATATGGAGACAGTCTAGGACTTGCTGAACGTGCTGTAGCGCCTGCTCAGACCTTATTTGGTCTTGGTCAGCAGTACCTTGCACAGACACCAGAGCAGGCTAGGAATCAGTATCTGCAAGAACAGTATGCAATGCTTGATCCTATCCGTCAACGTGAAGAGCAACGATTAGGTGCTTCTGTGTTTGGGCGTGGTCGTGCAGGCCTTAGTGTTGGCGATGTAGGCCAGCCTGAGTTGGCTGCCTTGGCTACAGCAAGACGCACACAAGACTTGCAATTGGCTGCACAGGCAGAGCAAGAAGCAAGGAATCGTATTGCTTATGGCACTGGTTTGTTTGGCGAAGCCGGTAGATTACAGACAGCAGCATTGGCACCGTTCCAGACCCAGTTTGGTGTGTCTCAGTTGCTTGAGCAAGCAGCATTACAGCCTCT